TGCTGGCTGCTCTGTGCGCTGTGGTGGGCTTCTGTGGCTTATTGGCTCTCCATCTTCATCAAAATACACTTCACGCAAACTCCATTTGCCAATCACCGGCTCTTGCTCTGGCTGTGCTTTGCATTGGTCACAATCGTGATTCACACAACCAATCTTTTGCTCAATCTCTTGCCCAAGGCGCTGCACTTCTCTCATGGCGCGTTCTGCCAAGGCCTTCTCTGCTATCAGTTTGGCAAAGGCTTCCAGGTGATGCACAAATCTTGCTCTGTCTTTGCCCAGGCCATACAACTCCATGCCTGAGTCACGGGCCATCTCAATAATTTCTCGTGTCATTTGTCGGCCTCCAGTGCCCAGTGCAGCAGCGCCAGCGCGTCTGCCTCGTTGTCATCAGTTACCGGGTGGCCAAGTAGTTGCATGGATGCAACCATGGCCTGCTTGTCGGCGTTGCCCCGGCCAGTCGCGTGCTTCTTGATCGTGCCCACCGGCACGCCCTGGTAGGGAATGTTGTTTTGCTCGCACCAAGAGGTGAGGGTGGCCAGCAGCCCACCGTAGACGTGCGCTGAGTCGGTGCTGGCGTGGCGCCGCACCTCTTCAAAGTAGATGGCGCTGATCTCTGGGCCAACGCTGCCGTAGATCTCGGCCAGCCACTTCTTGAAACGCAGGTAGCGCATGCCGCCACCCTCGTAGCGACCAGGCTTGAAGCTCGACCAGCCATGCACGATGGTGCCGTCAGCCGCTTGGCAGGCCCAGCCTGTGGTGGTGCCCAAGTCCAGGGCCAGGACAACCGCCGTCATAGCTGGCCAGCCTCGCGCAGCGCCTGCACAAATGCCTCGACATCAGGGCAGGGCAGGTCGCGCCAGCAGGCAGCGTCCCCGGTCATGAAGAGCGCCTCGGTGATCACGTCATCGGGCAGGCGCTGGCCTTCCTTGGCCTTGTCCAAAATCTGGGTGGCTTCCTGGTGTGTCATGGCTGGCGCACTCCCGACAGGAATCGCTGCAGCCGGGGCTGGAGCTCGCCGTACTTGGGCATGAGCTGGTCGCGCACGCACTGGTCAATGAGGGATGAAATGCTGCGCCGCTGGTCGGCAGCCGCAGTGTCCAGCAGCGCCCTGGTGGCAGGGTGCAGCCGCATCAGGAAGGGTTTGAGTTTGGGTGTGTCCATCATCCAAGTGTATATCACCTAGATATTGCACAGGCCACCCAAGTCACTGATTTGTCGCTGGATTAGGGTAAATCCCTAGTTTTGTCATGCTTTTGGGGGTTGTACAGCGATATACAAATCGTGCTAAGATGCACCCATGTTCAACGCACAGATGACGTGCAAGGAGTTGCAAACATGACCCCACTAGCCCAACAAATCCAAGACATCGAGCGCCAGATCGTTGTCATTGAGCACACTGCTGCCAACTACATTGGCGGTGACAAGGCCTACCACTCTGGCCATCAGACCTTCTTGAAGCCTGCAGCACAGCGCAAGGTTGACCAGCTCAACAAGAAGCTGGACGCATTGCTCGACAGCGTGGAGGCTTGATCATGACACCCCACACCGGCAAATTCGTCGCCTACTTCCGGGTCTCCACCGACCGCCAGGGCAAGTCTGGCCTGGGCCTCGATGCCCAGCGTGCAGCAGTGGCCAAGCACATTGGCACCGCCGAGCTGGTGGCCGAGTTCACTGAGGTTGAGTCTGGCCGCAAGAATGACCGCGAGCAACTAGCTCACGCATTGAGCCTGGCAAAGCGTACAAAGGCAGTCCTTGTGATTGCAAAACTCGACCGCCTTGCCCGTAACGTGCACTTCATCTCTGGCCTGCTTGAGTCTGGCGTGCCCTTCGTCTGCGCCGACATGCCCGAGGCCGACCGCACCTTCCTTCAGATGATGGCCGTGTTTGCTGAGTGGGAAGCACGCAAGATCAGCGAGCGCACTAAAGCAGCGCTGGCCCAGGTCAAAGCACAGGGCCGCACCCTGGGCTGCCCGACACCAGAGATCGGCTCGGCCATTGGCGTGCAGGCCGTGATGGCCAAGGCCGACAAGTACGCCGACCGGGTTGGCCCCATCGTGCGCGACATCATCGCCCGGTCTGGTGCCAGCACCCTGAGAGACATTGCTGCAGCCCTTGAGGCTCGCGGCGTGGCCACACCCCGTGGCAATGTGACCTGGGGGCCAACTCAGGCCTCCAACCTTTTGAAACGCCTCAACCTGGAGCTCAATCATGCATGAAACCTTGACCGAAAAAATCACAGTGGCCACATTGTTTGTGGCTTGCGTTGGCCTTTTGATCTGGATGCCAATATGAGTGCAAAGATCACCACCCCACCGAAGACCTTGCTGGAGGGCGCTGAGTACATAAGCGCCGCAGCCACTGACATTGAGCGCACCTGGCGCAAACACGGCTGGCTGCCCAAAGAAGAACGCGAGGCCGAGCTCAAGGCCCAGCAGACGGTCAAACGCATGAAGACCAAGGAGCGCAACGATGCTGGCTCCTAACCTTGCCGCTGGCCGCGACATGCGCGAGCGCCAGCTCGACATCTTTGAGCAGCGCGACCACCAGTTCCTGGAGCGCTGCCGGGCACTAGCTGTGCTCATCTGCCGCCAGCAGGGGCAGGTCTCGATCAACGACATCAGGCAGTTCATCGAAGTGCCGCCGGGTGTGCACCCATCTGTCCTGGGCGCGGTCTTCCGCACCAAGCAGTTCAAGCGGGTTGGCTTCATCGAGGCCGCCCACCCAGAAGCTCACGCCCGAGTGGTGCGTGTGTATTCCCTCGCCACCAACAAGGAGTGAACAAATGGCAGGCAAACTGACAGACGACAAAGAGATGAGCGCCAGCCGCTTACCCGGCCTCATGGGGTTCAGCAAGTACAGCAGCCCTAACGATGAGCTGCAGTTCTCGATCAACGCCATCGATGGCAAGGAGCGCCCCGACATTGGCAATGAGGCCATGGGCTGGGGCAACACGCTGGAGCCGGTGATCCTGACCGAGGCTGCCAAGCGGCTGGGCATCGAGCAGTTCGACACCCAGATCGGGCAGGCCTACACGCACCGCAGCTTTGCGCTGTCGTGCAGCCTGGACGGGGTTGGGTATGGCATTGGCCAGGAGATCTTCACCGACCCGGACAAGGGTCTGTATGTGGTTGGCCAGGACTCCATCGTGCTTGCTGGGCCAGGCGTGCTGGAGGCCAAGCTCACCAAGGCCATGCCCGAGGAGACCCCGCACCTTGCCCGTGGCCCCATCCAACTGCAGGGCCAGATGCTGGTCACCGGCCACAGGTGGGGCGCGGTCTGCGTGCTCTACCAGGGCATCGAGCTGCGGGTGTTCCTGTTCGCACCCCACCATGACACCCAGAAGGAGATCGTCAAGGCCGTGCTGACCTTTGAGCACAAGCTGCAGGCCTACCGGGAGAGCGGGGCCATCGACTGGTATCCACCCGCGAGCAGCAAGGAGCTGGATCGGATCTACCCCATGGTGGCCACCAAGGAAGAGGTCGAGCTCGATGTCAGCGTGGCCGACCTGGCCGCTGGGATTGTGGCCAACAAGACAGCCATCAGGGCAGCCGAGGCCAGCATCGAAAGCGCAGAGAAGCTGATCAAGACGCAGTTGGGCCAGGCCGAGCGGGGCAGGGCAGGGCAGTACCTCATTAACTGGCCCATGCGCAACTACAAAGCCCAAGCGGAGCGTTTGATCCCTGCCAAGGAACCCTACTCTGTGCGCCAGAGCACGCTGTCGATCAAGGAGCTGCAGCCATGAACCTTCCCGACAAGCCTGCCATCAGGCATGCCTATGAGCAGGCCGTTGTGGCCCTGCTAAACGCAACAAACGCAACCGAGGAAGATGCCGAGGTCTTCGTTGACGCGATGGCCGACCTCATCTTCACCACCATGCAAACCTACCTATCCGAGAAAGACATCAATGCAATTGACCACCACTAACCGGGGCTTTGCCCCAGCCACCCTCACTGAGGCGATCCAGTTCTCCGACATGCTGGCCAGCTCCAGCATGGTGCCCAAGGCCTACCAGGGCAAGCCCCAGGACATCCTGGTCTGCGTGCATTGGGGGATGGAGCTGGGGTTGGCACCCATGCAGGCGCTGCAAAACATCGCCGTGATCAATGGCAAGCCCAGCGTCTATGGCGATGCCATGATGGCCCTGGTGCAGGCCAGCTCGGTCTGCGAGGATATTGAGGAGTACTTTGAGGGTGAGGGTACGCCCAACCCGGTGGCGGTCTGCGTGGCCAAGCGCAAGGGTCGCAAGCCGGTGACCGTCAAGTTCAGCGTCGAGGATGCCAAGCGAGCTGGTCTGTGGAACAAGCAGGGGCCGTGGTCAGCCTACCCCAAGCGCATGATGCAGATGCGAGCTCGCGGGTTTGCCTTGCGCGATGCCTTTGCAGATGTGCTGAAGGGCTTCATGACGGTCGAAGAAGCGTTGGACGAAACACCATTGCACGAAGACGAAAACATAGGGCAGGTCAAAGAGAGACAACCAAAACCACGCAACCCGCTGGACATGGTGGCCAAGCCTGAGCCGGTGACCATCGAGAATGAGATCACCGACCCGGCAATCATCGAGGCCGCGTTTGCTGACACGGTCGAGCCTGATCCTGTGCCGGTCGAGGTACTGGCTGTGATCCCGCACGCGGAGGCAGAGCCCGTCGAGGTCGAGCATGTCGAGCTGCAGCCACTGGTCGAGCGCGTGCCTGGTGAAGATGACGACCTGGGTGAAGAGATCCCCATCGGGTTTGAATTGAAGGTGCCGGGCAAGCACAAGCCCTACTCAGTACACCAGACGTTGGATGAGTGGCAAGATGCCTACGAAGAGCTGGCCGACCAGGTTGCCAAGGCTGGCAAGCGGCCACCCAGGGAGCGCATGACAGCGCTCAAGGAGCTCAAGCAGATCAATGAGGAAACCATCCAGCGGGTGGACACGCTCAAGCGACTGCGCCACACAAGCTCATATCAGCGCCGACTCAATGCGCTGGGCGCTGCGCAGTGATCAAGACTGCAAGACGGCCATGGCCTTTTCAATATGGTGGATGCGGTCTTCCAGGCCAATGAAGCCACCATTGATCTTCTTGGTCATGGTCTTGTAGTCGTGGCCATCAGCGTACTGGTTGAGGTTGTGAGTTGACCAGAACCAGCCAGCAGTTTGTGCAGCGTACCGTGGTGTGCGCACAAGCTCTGGCTCCATCACAAAGTCAACACCGAGCGCCTGGCCAGCGTGGAAAAAATTCGCATGGCCGGTCAATTGCAAAAACCCGGATCCGCGAAAACGCCAGCCATCCCCTGATGCCTCGTCGCGGTTTCCCATGCGGTTGCTGTAGATCCTGTTGGCAATGCGCTTCGGCTGCTTCTCGTACTGTGCCGCCGACTCTGGAGTGAAGCCCCAGGTTCTCTTTGGCGTGGCCGGGAAGAGCTTGATCAGCGTGGCTGCGCGGTA